GGTATTTTCAATTTTATACACCTTTTTTACTTTTCATTTATAAATCGGCGATTGAAAGGTTAAAGGGTGTAAAACTTCCTCAATTCACTTTATACTTGCTACTTTTTACTTTCTACTTAGCGTAGCACGGAATGTCGTCAATATTAATACAGTTATCCAAGATGCCTTTGAATACAAACTGTTTGAAAAATCGATATTTCAATTGTTCTTGTGGAGTATGTGCATTGCATGTGCGCGCAATCATTTTATATAGTTTGAAATTGGGGTATCTTTCCTCGCCACTAGACTTATACAATACATTACGCTTATTGTCGTCAGTGCACCATCGCTTCACCGTTTTCTGGAATTCGTCCATTTCCGATTCAGGCATGCCTTCGTCAATAATAAAATCATATATTGAACAGCCTAAGCGACACAGATCGAATGCATAATTCGGTTCCAAACGCGGCTTATGCTTATTAATATACGGTTCAAAATTGTATTGCGTTGCGGCATCACCCCCTGGTGCAAAACTATCACTGCAAAACTGTTTTCCTGCAAATCGGTATATCCCCCTACCAAAATCAATGAGTTTGAATATGCGACCATAGGTCGGAACACGGTAATACACATTGTTATAGCAATAATCCAAGAATTCTTGGTCAGTAGATACAAACATGATATTATTGGTATGGAGATCATTGTGCGTAAAATGAAATGCCTTTTGGTATAGAATGAGCGACATGACGACCTGAAATAGAGCACTCGCTGCAATATGTTCGTCGATCTCGTCTTTTACAAAGAGTTCGTCTAATGTTCCTTCGCATTTCTCTAAACATATCATTTGCACGGGGAAATCGTGAATATAGGCGGTAATTTCATCGTCATCGTCATCGTCACTTTGACTAGAATTCTCAGTATGAGAATCACCGGTCTTATCACTTCCTTCAGATTCGTCAGACTCGTCAGACTCGTCGTCATCGGATGCCGTTTCCCAAGATTCATCATCGCCTTCGCCTTCGCTTTCGCCCCCCGTATCCTCTCCCTTGTCGCTATCCGTACTATAGTTAATTTTACTATCTTCCGAAGAAGAGGCGGAACTGGCCGTATTACGTGATCCCTTTTGCGTCCCCTTCTTGGTTTTTTCATACACCATTTCGAGGCCTTCGACAGAGACATCATTGTCTAAATCCGTTATATCATTCAATAGATCGATTTCGGCTAAATCAATGGCGTCAATGTCGCCACTCTCTTCCAAAAAGACAATCTTCTCTTTATTCCCCCTCGATCCATAATTAGCGAATTCGGGTTTGCCTTCATAATCTTCTATAGTCACCCTTTTCCCAAGATGTTGGATGAAAAAATCGGAATTGTTCAAATACTCTAAATCATCGGCAATATTCATTCTAAATTTTGGTTGAATTCCAAGAAAGGATCCATAATAATCAATGCCGTTTACAAATCCATGGTGATTGAGCATTTTGCTAGTTAGAAAAGAGAAAAAGGCGTCGACATACGAGGCATTGTTCGACAGTTTCATCTTGGGAAAAACGGCGGCTTCTTCGGCCCTGTCGATTGTGGGCAAGGTTCTCAGACGATCAAAATCGGGCTCGTATTTACCTATCATATATCGGATTGGATCTAAGAGGGGCGAGTATTTAACAAATACGGGTTTTTGCACGACCTCCTTGGTTTCCAAATCGACCACTTCGTCTAAACTTTTTACCAAGAATCGATGATTTAGACAAATATGGTTGTAATTCGATTCGGAGAGTTCGAAGAAATCGCTATATATCGGATTATATTGCTGGGCCGATACAATCGATTCGAGGAGTTGGGGTTCGGGGTCCAATGCCTTAGTTTTATGGTATTTCAGAGTGAACTTTTGCATCGATTCCATAATAAAGGATTATACTTAGTTGGAGTAAAATGTTTTGATGGGGGGAACGAGAAACGTTTGCATCAATATAAATAAATGTTACTATAGTCTATTATACAAATGACTCTGGAACTCAAGAAATTCGATATGCGGCATATTACATTCAAACCCGATGAAAATAAGGGGCCCGTCATCGTTATGATTGGAAGGCGTGATACAGGTAAATCGTATTTGGTACGCGATCTTCTCTTTTATCACCAAGATATCCCTATTGGAACCGTGATTTCAGGGACAGAAGCGGGAAACGGATTCTACGCCGGACATGTTCCTAAACTCTTTATTCACGAAGAATACAATACTGTACTTATTGAGAATATATTAAGGAGGCAAAAGGCGGTACTCAAACAAGTAGATAAAGAAAAAAATACGTATGGGCGTTCCACCATCGATCCCCGCGCCTTCGTCATCCTAGATGATTGTTTATATGACCAATCATGGACCCGCGATAAAATGATGCGTATGTTGTTCATGAACGGCAGACATTGGAAAGTCATGCTCATTATTACCATGCAATATCCACTGGGTATTCCGCCGAATCTGCGAACCAATATCGACTATGTTTTCATATTGCGTGAACCGTATATGACGAACCGCAAACGTATTTGGGAGAATTATGCCTCTATGTTTCCTACACTCGAATCGTTCAATTCGGTTATGGACCAAACGACGGAAAACTACGAATGTTTAGTAATAAATAACAATTCAAAATCGAATAAATTGAACGATCAGATATTCTGGTACAAAGCCGAAAGCCATCCCGATTTCAAATTGGGATCCAAAGAATTTTGGGAAATATCGAAGGGCATGGGGTCCGATGACGAGGACGAAGCTTACGATCCAAGCAAATCAAAGAAGCGGAGTGGCCCGGCAATTAATGTGAAAAAAACCAAATGGTAAACGGGTCGTCCAAATAGGTAAAAATATATGATTAAAATATATGGCTATGAAGACGAAACGCAAATGGTCGGCAAAATATAAACGCAGTATAAATTGCAAACGTCCGAAGGGTTTCTCACAGAAACAGTACTGCAAATATGGTCGGAAAACGAGAAAAGCGCGTTTGCATTTGTAAAAACAGATTACGCTTTCTGGGTATCAAGATGGCGAAATATTGCATCTGCCGCCATGAGATACTGAATCTTATCTATTTCTCCTTTACTAAAGTGTTGTGAAAATAGATCATTTATTTTTTCAATGAGAAGGATATATAACTCGGCACCTAGATTCACATCGGCTTCACCAATGATGTCTCGATTATTTACCAGTACATTGATAAGACCCTTTTCAAAGGGGGATGTCGATTCTGGTATTGCGTGTTCTTCCTCGGGATCGTACATTGTTTCGGCAAATATTCGAATATAATGTTCCATCCATTTCAAATAATGCCGAGTGGTCGCGGTTTGATAAAACCGCACTATTGCATGTTTCCACGCCTCTTCGAAATCGCCTATTCCGATGAATTTGCCGCGAGTGATATAGGTACACGACCAAGGTCCAGCTTCATCAATAGAAGCGCGCGAACATGGCGTGTAGTTTTGAATATACACGTCATGAATGAATCGTATTGCTGCTTTAGCAATTGCATCGGTGTCCGTCTCTTCTTGAGCCATAATCGAATCGCGATTATCCCATAGATAATCTATTATTTCGACGAATTCATACCGCGTTGCTGGATATCGTATATTTGTTCTTAATGAAGTAGGTTTACGCACTGGGTCAGACAATTCACCACACATTTTAATATAGTATTCTTCGCACCATTCTGCATCGGCGGGTTCTTTCAAACAACTCGGAAGAACCGACTCGACATAATCTTGTTCTTTTTGTGATAAATTGTCGATTAGACTTCGAGGTCCATTCGTTCGACACAAAAACCAGTGCAACATCTTGGAAATGACCTCAAATTGGAATTCTTGTTTATCGGAGTCGGGTGTATTCATTATATTGGTCTTGTATGATGGTTTATGAATCTACTGTGTGAAACAAATATTTTCAATTTTATGGATCAAAAAATACAATAGGTACAAACATACAATAGGTACAAACATACAATAGGTACAAACATACAATAGGTACAAACATACAATAGGTACAAGTCGGTCTATCATTCTATTCTAACGCATAAAGGTCTGTATTTCAATAATGTCGGCATTCACAATGTCGGCGAAGAGAGAGTAGACCGCGCGATCATCGAATATGTGTTGATCGAGGGGAGGTCCAATGCCCATGATTTGATTTAGACGATATAGGGCTGGGTCCAATGCAGCAATAAGCGCCGCACGCGTTTCTGCGAAACTGCTCGGTATATGCGATTGTCTAAACGCATATAAAGACATGTTGAGTTGTTCTTCAATCGAATATTCATCATCTGCACATAGATTGATCTTCAATTGATGCTGAGGCGAAATCGCCACTAAATTCTCCGCATAATCGCGTATCGACGCTACGACCCATTTGCGATATTCGAGTGGTCTCGCTGTTTCTAGGAAATTCGTGCAGATATAGGTCCACGCTTCTTCAAATATGCCTAGACCCATAAATCGCCCACGCGAAATGGATTCGCCGGTCTTATCTGGACTATATCCGCACACATACTTACCGTGAATGAACTCGATGGCGAGCATAGGAATTGTATCAGGGTTTTGAGTCATATCGACAGACGGATCACTATGGCGATTCCACAAATAGAGGACAATATTTTTCATCGAAAATCGATACGGATTAAACGACTCGCATGTTCTAGGCACATCGCACACACAGGGAAGCGGTGATTCTTCGCCAGAATCATCAGTTTGCATTGGAAAGAAGGTGGCCATATACAAATCGCACCATTCTTGGTCGGCATGACCATCGAGAAACTCCTTCGATGCATGTTGGGCATGCTTTAGTGTTTCACGCATCAAACAGTCGATGTTGCCTTCTGTCGAAGCATTGGTGCGATACCATCTCTGCATATTCTCCATAATAAGGAGTTGGTATTGTTCGTATGTATAAATCTTGGGTTTGTTCGGTGCTTGAATTTGGTTCATATTGCGGTAAGCGATCGTGGGCTGGGTTGTGCATTCCGTTCATCTCCAAAAAAGTGTTTCAATTTTATGATATGCATTAAATATCATAAAAATGATCTATAGTAAACGAAGGGTTTAATCCCTTTTTAGGTCTTTATTGCGAACCTCCTGTGCAAACAATTCGTTACGCATATCGACTGCTTCTGTGGATTCAACGGCTTCGCGGCTATCAAAATCGATTGTCTCGCGTACACCGATCAAATTACCCTCTTCGTCGATCGTCTGCGTCAACTTGTTTCCACTCTTCTCCGCCAATTTGATATTCTCCTCGATTGCCTTGCGTTTCGTGTCCTTTACGCGATTCTCAAACTCCTGCTTCGCCCTCGCCTCATTCTTGATCTTCTCCGCATGCAATTGATTGAGCTCTTCCTCCATGAACTCGACGCGTCCCGTCTTATAAGCATCCGGATCCCATGGAATCCATATACCGATCGGACCCACATAAATATCGTGATTGGGATCGGACTCGCGCAATTTCTTACACTTCATTTCGGCCTCTTCCTGTGTGGCGAAGACACCACGGACCTTGAGACCCCGTGTCGATGTCTGGAATCCATTTTCACGATTGAATTGGGTATTTAGACGATCTTCATTCTTATCCATGAAATTCTTATAGTCATCCTCAATTGCCGAAGCCGCTTTAATCTTCGGCTCCTCCTCTTTAATAAAATCGTTCAAGTCAGCAATCACATTTTCCACATTCAAATTGTACTTATAAGATACAAAGTGCAAAAAATCAAAGAACTTTTCGGTGGATTTAGTCATGTCCCATTGCTTGACGAATTGCTCGAACAAGTATGTTTCGCGCTTCTTTAAGATCTTTTCTGGTGATACGAACGATAAACAAGTGAACTTTTGTCCTGCGATGGGCGTATCTTCATCGCACAAATCAATATATTTAGGATTCTTTTCACCGTTCTTCTTTAGCTTTCTTTCGAACCCCGACATTATGGATATTTATGCCTTCTATGTTTAAGTGTATTTCATCATAAATGTATTTTAATATACTTTAGCAATTATTTTTTTATGTTTATGTATTATATAATAAAATGTCTGGGATCGATTTCGCCGAATTGATTAAGCGTGCTATCAAATACATCATTGAGGGTATCATGGTCGCCATTGCGGCCTATGCTATTCCCAAGAAATCACTCAATGTTGAGGAAGTGGTTATTATTGCCTTGACCGCCGCCGCCACCTTTAGCGTATTGGACGTCTTCGTCCCATCAATGGGACAGAGTGCGCGTGGAGGTGCCGGATTTGGTATTGGTGCTAACCTTGTCGGATTCCCAGGAGGACTATAAAGACCCACCCACCGTAATTTAGAATAATTTGTATTATCTTTTCTCCTTTACAATAGTCCTTTAAATCCAGTCACAGAGTAATTTATGAGTAAAAAAAGTTACCATCTGGATTTAAAAGTGCAAACGTGTAAAATAAAAATGAACCGGATTCATTTTTATTTGAGTCGAACCTTTAAACGGTGGGAAAGAATTCCCAGTCGAGGTCATTGCATACCTTCTTCCATATCATGTCCTGTTCGAGCTGTTTCTCGCGATCCTTCATCATCGGTATATAGGGCAAATATTGGGTCTGATCTAGGAGAACACATAATTGGTGTAGGGTATAAGTATAATTGAAGAAATTCGTCCGATTCGCCGGACAATGCATTGCCCATGGCTTCTGTATTTCGATAAAAAGAACACATAGGGTTTCATGTAACTCCTCATTCATAATTGGTGGCTTGATTCCAAAGATGGAATTGATGTATTGGATATGCTCGAAATATTTGTTGTATCCGAGTTTGCGCAATATTTCGCGCATCTTATCGTAATTGATGAGTTTCATATCTGTAATACGCTCTTTGATGATGCGCTGTCGGATATTCTCGATGACCTCGGGGGGTATGCGCGTCGTCTCTTTGGCTTGAAATTGCGACAATATTTCCTTGAAATGATTTAGGCGAATATATGCCGTATAAGAAACCTCATTCGGCGGTTCTTTGTTTGACGGTTTCGAACCATCCAATATGTAGGTGATAAATGTACCGCATTTTGGATTATTGCATATCATGATGCCCTCCTCATCTTGATGAATCAATTCCCCTGAACCACATATATCACATATATTCGCCGCTATCACGAAATCCTGTAGATTTACCAGTTCACCGTTGACGTTTTTCCAATAATTCTGGTATTTCTGTCTGGCGACGGCATACTTGTCGCTCTGGTTTGCCGAATCATCCGACCCAGATGCCGTGCGGATTTTGAAAAACGTATTGAGCGTCTTGGTATTCTGTTTTCCACCCCCCGTCGAAATGTCCTTTTTATGTTCGAAATAGTCGAAAATATACTGTGAGTTTTCCATGAGGTATTTCTTTTTCTGGTGTTTGATTTCCCGAATTTTTGTCTTTATTGCGATGATTTTATCGCGCAGGTCCATATATTCCTCGATTTGATGATCTTCCAATAATTTAGCCGTTTTTTTCAAATCCTCGATTTCTTCTTGTAATTTTGGTAAAACAATCTCGCGATTGCGCTCGAAGAGTTCGAGTAATTCACTGTGCTTCTCGTCAATTGTTATCGGTTTTGTGGGTTGCAATGTCTTGGTCGCTCCCCTTTTATATTGATGCATTTTATAGATATTTCGCCTGGTTTTTATATGTATTTATGGTGAATATATAACCCGATCATGTTTCGTATTGAATACACCATAATAAATAGCGATTGAGTGTATATGGAGACCCAAGATATATCGAAACCCCGATTCCAAAAAATGATCTTTTTATTAAATGCATTGGAACGTGGTTGGACTATTCGAAAAAGGGGAGATTCCTATGTTTTCACCAAGAAACATGAAAATCGAAAAGAAGTATTGAAAGAAAACTATTTAGAACATTTTGTTTTAGAAAATTCGAAAATGGATCCAGCTATATTTGAACTTTAGATACTTTATACTGTTTAATTGACGTTATATATTTTGATTTGCAATGTTATGGTCTGTGCAGATAAAATGATGTTTATATAATATGGGCGTAATATTCCTTCTATGTGATTATAATTTTTGAAAACAATTTAGCAATTATCTTGGAAATATTTTCTTTTTCTAGTATATAACTAAAATGGGAGGAGCTCTAATGCAACTAGTCGCCTACGGCGCTCAAGACGTCTTTCTTACTGGAACCCCTGAGATTACCTTCTGGAAGGTGTCGTACCGCCGCCACACCAACTTCGCCATGGAGAGTATTGAGCAGACCTTCTCTGGACAGGCCGATTTTGGTCGCCGAGTTACCTGCACGATCAGCCGAAATGGCGATCTTTGCTACCGCACTTACCTTCAGGTGACTCTTCCTGAGATTAACCAGAATATGGGTACTTCTGCTAATCCTAATGTTTATGCCCGTTGGTTGAGCTATATTGGCGAGCAGCTTATTTCCATGGTGGAGGTTGAGATTGGAGGCCAGCGCATCGACCGTCAATATGGTGACTGGATGCACATCTGGAACCAGGTTACTCTGTCTGCCGAGCAACAGCGTGGATACTTCAAGATGATTGGTAACACCACTCAGCTGACCTACATTTGCGACCATGATTTCGCCAATGTGTCTGGTCCTTGCACGGCTGCCGGTGGACCTTCCCAGGTGTGTGCTCCTAGAAATGCCCTTCCTGAGACCACACTGTACATTCCCCTGCTTTTCTGGTTCTGCCGCAACCCTGGCCTTGCTCTTCCTCTGATTGCCCTGCAATACCACGAGGTCAAGATCAACCTTGATATTCGCCCTATTGGTGAGTGTCTGTGGGCGGTGAACACCCTGAATGCTACTAGCTCCAGTACAGTCTCCGTTACTTCTGCTTACCAGCAATCCCTTGTTGCTGCTTCCCTCTACGTCGACTATGTCTTCTTGGATACGGATGAGCGCAGAAAGATGGCCCAGAACCCCCATGAGTACCTCATTGAGCAGCTCCAGTTCACTGGTGACGAGTCGGTCGGTTCATCTTCCAACAAGATCAAGCTGAACTTCAACCACCCGGTCAAGGAGCTCATTTGGGTCGTCCAGCCTGATGCTAACGTCGACTACTGCTCGTCTCTGCAGGGTGGTGCTACTCTATACAAGACCCTCGGTGCCCAGCCATTCAACTACACGGACGCCATCGATGCCCTTCCTCCTGCCGTTCACGCCTTTGGCGGACCTGCTGAGGTTGGATCTGGCGCTACTAATGCATTCATTACTTCTGGTGGTCTTTTCCAGCTTCCGGGTGCAGGTGATGTGCTTTCTGCATCTGTTGGTGGCTACAATTGGGCTACGAGTGCTACTAGTGACGCGGCTGTTTTTGGTAACCAAGCTAGTCTTCCTGAATCTGGATCGTACGTCTCGGATGCCGGAACCTTTGTGCTTGCCGAGACTGCCTTGGACATGCACTGCTGGGGTGAGAACCCAGTCGTTACTGCTAAGTTGCAGCTAAACGGCCAGGATCGTTTCTCTGAGCGCGAAGGCTCGTACTTCGACGTTGTCCAGCCATTCCAGCACCACACTCGTCACCCAGATACCGGCATTAACGTGTACTCCTTTGCCCTGCGCCCTGAGGAGCACCAGCCATCTGGATCGTGCAACTTCTCCCGCATTGATAACGCTGTTCTACAGCTTGTCCTTTCTTCCGCCACGGTTTCCAGCACCAACACCGCCAAGGTCCGTGTCTATGCCGTTAACTACAACGTCCTTCGTGTGATGAGTGGTATGGCCGGTGTCGCTTACAGTAACTAAATATGGTTTGCATTTGCGAATATTATATGTGTTGTCTGTATCAATAAAATAAACCTAAATAAACTAAACTAAACAAAAACAATATAATAAATGGGTTGTTTGAACAATCCATTTATCCATTCATATAAATCTATCCTTTGATAAAACATATAAAAGCAATCACAAGTGTATTATATTCAATTCCACACATGTATCATTCGTCCCAACTAAATACGCAAAATGATCTATTGATGAAAAACCTCATGGCTTTTTATGCGAATCACGACAATCTTAATAAAATGATGTGTATTATAAACGGCGAGTCAAAAATATCGCTCCGCATTGTGGATTGGTTCGTCACTAATTTCGCTAAAAAGAACTTTACTGTCTATGAGATTAATAGTGATACGTCGAATCCCACCCGTCTCAAAGTGTACAAAGACTATAAACTGAAACTAAAGGCATATTCAAAGAAGCGCTTCGATCCATTTTGTCGATGGGAACGTATTACTATACCCTATGATGAAACACGACATATGGAAACCACCATTGGTCAACTCAATTTCTTCAAATGGGCAATTGAAAACGATATTATACGTTATATTGAGGATAACTACGAAGTCATTGAGATGGACATGAATACGCGCAATAGTACATCGAAACGCCGGTTGACGCCGGAATCGGATATTACTATATCCGATAATGCGGGAAAAACGCGCAAAAAGCGCGAAGAATTGTCTATCTCGGCGTGCAAATGCATTAAAAAGGAAATGGTCCAAGTCGTGGTAAAATTCAATGTATAATCCATCTTAGAGATTGGATATTTATCGATTTGGTTGAGTATTATTGTAAAAATGCCCACGTAGTGGGCCAACTGCTACTTTGCGGATATAAAATGCATAAAGGTGTAATTGCGTGAGTTGCGAAAACAAAAAATCGTATTTAGAACAATAGAGACAAAATATTAAACTGAGAAACAAGAATGCCTATTATGTTTCTAAATTTCATTGTTCACATATTCACATATTCAAATAACAAAAAGGGACACGAAAAAGTAAGATTATTGTAAGTGAAATTTCTACTATTCATTTTACATTATTTATTTTGCCTAATAAAATCGGCATTTGAAAGGTTAAAAGGTGTAAACCATTTCGCATTTAAAAATGCGTAATGTAACGTTGCCTTTATACTCATTTATTGCCCACAAGTGGGAGATATAAATGAAAAAAGGTGTAAATGAGTAAAGGTGTAATATAGGTTATATTTAGAGAAAGGTTTTATACTGATATATATAATCAATATGAGTGTTGTAAAAACAGATCCTAACAACAATCTCAAAGTGTTAATTGAATTATCTTTGTCTCATAAAAATCGAAGAAAAACGGCAGAAGCAGCAGCAGCAGCAGAAGCAGCAGAAGCAGCAGCTGCAGCAGAAGCAGCAGAAGCAGCAGAAAATATAATAAATAATATAATGAATAAAATTACAGAAAAAGCAGCAGAAGCAAAAGAAGAAGCAGAAAAAGCATTAGCAGCAAAAGTAAAAGCATTAGCAGCAAAAGCAAAAGAAGAAGCAGAAAAAGCATTAGCAGCAAAAGCAAAAGAAGAAGCAGAAAAAGCATTAGCAGCAAAAGAAGCGGAAGCTGAACGCTTAGCAGAAGAAGCAAAAGCAAAAGCAGAAGCAGCAGCAGCAGCAGTAGCAGAAAATATAATAAATAATATAATGAATGAAATTACAGAAAAAGCAGAAGCAGCAAAAGAAGAAGAAGTAAAACGCTTAGCAGCAGCAAAAGAAGAAGAAGTAAAACGCTTAGCAGAAGCAA